TTTTCCGAAAGATCCGTGAGGCTGTTGGCGAGTATACCTTTCAAAGCCAATACCAACAAAGTCCCGCGTCGCGCGAGGGTGGCGTGATCAAGAGGGAGTGGATTCGCTTCTTTGAAGGCTTCTCGCGGCGGGATATGGAGTACGTGCTGCAAAGCTGGGACACGGCAAACAAGGGCGGCGAGTTCAACGACTACAGCGTCTGCACAACCTGGGGAACGCGCGAGGGGAACTTCTATCTGCTTGACGTGTTCAGAAAGCGGTTGAACTTCCCAGATCTGAAACGTACAGCCCTTGACCTTTTCCGCAAATATGCCCCGATCAAGCTTCTGATTGAGGACAGGGGCTCCGGCACATCGCTGATTCAGGAGCTCAAGTCTGAATACGTCTGGTGCCTGCAGGCCTACAACCCTCAACAAGGCAGCGACAAACTGATGCGCCTGGCTAAGCAGTCGGTCAAATTTGAGAATGACAGAGTATACCTGCCTAAACAGGCGCCCTGGCTCGATGAATACATACAGGAGATTACGGGCTTTCCCGGCACCAAGCATGACGATCAAGTGGATTCAACCTCGCAGGCACTGGATGTCTTGGAGAAATATGCATTTCCGCCCAACAAACACCCGTTTCGCTGGCCAATTCGGGTGTACGAAACCTGCTAGATGTGGCGCTCCTTCTGCAGATGCTGCCCTGGTTTGAGTGAAGCTGGATGATTGCTGGCCACCTGCCCAGTTGCCGGAATTTATCTCTCACGTTGCCCACAGTTCGCTTGACTTTTTGCTCCCGGCGAGCGGCTAACCGATCGGTCGCTCAACGGGGGATGCCATGTGTATAGAGGCCAAACAAGACTTGACTTCCCGCCCCAACAGAGCGGAAATGTGGACACCGGAGAGGAGGTTCGCAGGTGTCCGAGACGCTGGAGGTCGAGATTGCAGCACTACCGAAGATGAATCTGGCCCAGTTGCAGGCCAAGTGGCGGCGGGTCCTGAAACAGGCCCCGCCACCCCACATTCGTAAGCAGCTCCTGGTGCCGTTGCTCGCCTACAAGCTGCAGGAGCAGGCCTATGGCGGTCTGAAGCCGGAGGTCAAGCGCCGGCTTCGGGAACTGGCCGCGAGCTTCCATCGCGATTCCAAGAAGACCGCGGCGCAGCGCAGGGATCCGCTGCGGATCAAGCCGGGAACGAGGCTGATTCGCCAGTGGGAGGGCCAGACGCACCACGTCACCGTAGGCGAGGTTGGCTTCGAGTACAACGGAGAACGCTACAAGAGCCTCTCTGTGATCGCTCGGCTCATTACCGGTACCCGCTGGTCAGGGCCCCTGTTCTTCGGTCTCAAAGGGCACCGCTCATGAGCACCTTGCAGAAACGCTCCATCCGCTGCGCCATCTATACGCGCAAATCCTCTGAGGAAGGGCTTGAGCAATCCTTCAACTCCCTCGACGCACAGCGTGAAGCCTGCCAGGCCTACATCCTCAGCCAGCGCCAGGAGGGATGACGAGCCATCGACGCCCATTACGATGACGGAGGCTATTCGGGTGGCTCGATGGAGCGGCCCGGCCTCAAGCGCCTTTTGGTCGACATCGAAGCCAGGAAGGTCGACACGGTTGTTGTCTATAAGGTGGATCGGCTCACGCGCAGTCTGGCCGACTTCGCCAAGATGGTCGAGGCTTTTGATGCTCGCGGAGTGAGTTTCGTCTCCGTCACCCAGCAGTTCAACACCACCTCTTCGATGGGCCGGCTGACCCTCAATGTTCTGCTCTCCTTTGCCCAGTTTGAGCGGGAGGTGACGGGAGAGCGCATCCGAGACAAGATTGCCGCATCGAAGCAAAAGGGCATGTGGATGGGCGGGATGGTCCCGCTGGGTTACGACCTCAATGACCGCCACCTGATCCTCAATGAACAGGAGGCCGAGCACGTCCGCGAGATCTTCCGGCTTTATCTCGAGTTCGGCTGTGTGAAGAAGCTGAAGGCACACCTCGACCAGCGTGGCGTGAAAAGCAAGATGCGGGTTAGCTGCTCAGGCCGAAGCTCAGGTGGAACGGCATACTCCCGGGGCGCACTCTACAAGATCCTGCAGAACCGGATTTATCTGGGCGAGATCCCGCACAAGGGACAATCGTATCCAGGAGAGCACGTGGCCATTGTCGATCGGGAACTGTGGGAGAGAGTGCGAACGCTGATGGCTGAAAATGTCCGTTCCCGCCGCCACGGTACCAACGCCAAGGCCCCAAGTCTTCTGCGCGGGTTGCTCTACGACGAAGACGGGAACCGATTCACTCCGTCCCATGCAGTCAAGCGCGGCAAGCGGTACCGGTATTACGTATCACAGAGAGTCATCAAGGACGCAGCTTCCGCATCGGCACAGCCCGGCAGAATTCCGGCGCGCGAGCTGGAAAAAGTGGTCCTGAAGGAGCTGAAGAGTTTCTTCTCCTCTGCGGACCAGGTGGTGAGCGCTCTTGCCCATGCTGACGATGACATTGGGACCACCCAAACGCTGATTGAATCCGCCACTCAGTACGCAAAGCGTCTAGATGGGAATTCGCCATCGGGTATCAGTGAGATGCTCGAAGCGATCGTCCACTGCATACTGGTTCATCAAGAATCGGTCGAGATTCAAATCGACAAGGCGAAATTGCGCGCGCAACTTCTCGGGACCAACCGCACGGATCCTCAGACGCAGGACACAATGAACGACCCCAACCAACAGCCTATTGCCCTGACGATTGAGACAAGACTAAAGCGTTGCGGCGGGGAAATGCGACTGATCATTCCGGTGCAATCAGCGGACCGGGCTCCAGGCAGTGCAGTGCCAGCATTGCTCAAGGCCATCAGCCGCGCGCACGAATGGGTACGGCAGATCGTGGCTGGAGAATACAAAGATCAACGGGCGATCGCCAAAGCCACAGGCTTCAATGAGCGCTATGTCAGCCGGATTATCCAGAGCGCATTCCTGGCGCCGGAGATCGTCGAGGCAATCGTCAAAGGGCGCCAGGCACCAGAGATCACGCTGGTGGCACTACTCGACGAAGTCCCGCTCAGCTGGGCTGAACAGAACGCGAAGATGGCTGCCTTCGTCACGCAATAGACAGTCCCGTTCTACGACCGGTCTCCTCGGAAGCACTAGGCTTTAGCAAATTTGCTAGTACCAATCCGAAAGAAATGCTCTGAGTCGATACGATGCCCGCCATGTCACGCTGGGCCCGACCACTGAGACTTCCCATCAGTGACACCCCTCTCAGGGCCCCATAAACACCTGACCGAAGCCGCACGAGTGTGCGGATTGTGTGCATGCTTCCAACTGGGGAGGCTCCGTGCCCAAGCAGCCATAAACGGGGTCAGCGAACTCGTTATCATGGAGCAGACCGGGCACTGGTCGGTGGCGACACTGCGGCTCAGCATCTGGCTCGGCGAATTTTTTCGCCAGAATGCTGCGGCCGGACTCGGTATCTAGTCTCTGTATTCGCAGACCTAAAGACTGGGAGCCAGACAGGCCTGCTTGCTCCCATAAATATGAGGTTGCAAGCTGGCGTCCGAGAAACGTTTTTTCCCGGGCACCGGCTTGAGTTGGTCCTGGCCGACGTTTCAGAACTGATCCTTGGCCAAGTTCATAAACAGCAAAACCGAAGGCAGTTTCCCATCAATTTCGAATTGCTTTTTTCAGAAACCCTTGCTGAGAAGTTGATCGCGAGGGCACTTGTCCGGAAAGCCGACTTTTCGGCCACGTGGATGACCGCATAGCGAAGCGCGCTCAATGGTATCCCTGGACCCGGGGCGTTCTTCAGGATCAATCCGGGTTGGATTCCGGCTGCCGAGCGGGAGAAAGGACGGCACTGGTAGCTTTGGACGACGTCGATCGTGCCTGATGGACGAATTCACACTCGACCAAAGAGGCGAAGAAAGTGTCCAATGATGCCTGAGAAGCCGTCCTTTCAATCACGGGCAGCCGATCGAAAGCACTTCCCGACGCAAATGGCGATATCACAACGACCCCGTTCTATTTAGCGGATCTACTCGGAAGAGTTTTGGCAGGTCTGATGGCTTGCGTCTGCTTCTAATTGGCGTTCTTCCTGTATGAAGATGAAGAGGGGGTCTGGCAGAACAGGATTGAGAAGTTGTGAGTTGCAGTAGCTGACCGGGCA